GATCGCGTACATTTCTTGAAAAGCTGCGCCGAACTGACTGGTGAGAAATCTATATGTGTTACGGGTGAGGTTGCTCATGAGGACAGGGAAAAACTCGTGGATGAAATTCTCTATGGAGACAAGCAAATTCTATATGGGACACAAGCAATCTTTAGTGAAGGTATATCAGTAAATACTCTCTCTTGTCTTATACTTGCTACTCCTATAAACAATGAGCCTTTACTTACACAGCTTATTGGCAGAGTTGTTCGTAAGCACGAGAATAAAAGAGATCCAGTAGTCATTGACATACATCTCAAAGGTAAAACAGCCCAGAAACAAGCGTCAAACAGAATGGGCTATTACATGAAACAAGGTTATCAGATAAAACAGCTTTGAACATAGAAAAATACTTCTTGACAAATGCTTCAGATGAGTGTATAATATGTTGTTATATAATTGGAAAAAGATATTTGAGACAGCCGAAGGTAACTCTTTTGCTGTCTTTTTAATCTTTAGAATGATAGTAACGGCCTCAGTTCCGGGTAACAAATATGACAGAATTTATAAGTATAGTAATACTAATTTTACTGGCGAATCCTTTTTGGTACATCCAGATGTCTTACTTTACAATGCTTATAAGTACGAATATAGCGAGATAGCCCAGTATCTTGCTTTAGCTTCAATGCGTCCTTACGGGGACTATTTAGCAACTGGGAAAACCACGCTGGACTCAATACTTTGTACTGTAGCTCCAGAACTTTTTGAAGAAAATAGACTACTTACTACAGAAGATAATGAAATACATTTTCTGTACGAAGAAGTCCCACAGGAGAAAATACACTAATGGCACTTTCATTTAACAAATCAGTAGGCGGCGCTAAAAAGTCGTCAATCACATCTTACTCTTATCGTGACGGAGACAACGAAGTCCGTCTCGTAGGTGACGTACTCGCACGATACGTTTACTGGCTGGAAGGTAAGAACGGCAAGAACATTCCTTTCGAGTGCTTGTCTTTTGATCGCAACGAAGAGCGATTTAACAATCTTGAGAAAGACTGGATTCGTGAGTACTATCCCGATCTCAAGTGTGGCTGGAGCTATGCAATGCAGTGCATTGATGGCGGTGAAGTAAAAATCATCAACCTGAAGAAGAAGCTGTTTGAAGCCATTCTTACAGCAGCAGAAGATCTGGGCGATCCTACCGACCCAGAGACAGGCTGGGACGTTAAGTTCAAGCGTGTAAAGACTGGACCTCTACCATACAACGTAGAGTATCAGTTACAAGTACTCAAGTGCAAGCAACGCGCTCTTAGCGAAAGCGAAATGGCCGCAATTGCAGACCTGAAGTCTATGGATGATGTTATGCCTCGTCCTACTCCAGATGCACAAAAAGCACTCCTTGACGAAATTCGTGAAGATAGTGCTGGCGATATTGACGAAACTTTGGAAGATGAATTCAACGTATCATGATTTTATTTACGGCAGACTGGCACATCAAGCTAGGACAAAAGAATGTTCCACGTGAGTGGGCACTAAATAGGTATAGACTGTTTTTCGAGCAGATTCACTCTCTTGAAAAGCAGTGTAGTTCTCATATTATAGGAGGAGACTTATTTGACCGTCTGCCGAACATGGAAGAGCTGGAACTTTACTTTTCGTTTATTCGGGAAGTAAAGATTCCAACTATTATCTATGATGGCAATCATGAAGCTACGAGAAAAAATAAAACTTTCTTTTCTCAGCTAAAACAAGTTTCAAGAGATATAAACCCTCTGGTACACATTGTTGATATTTCTTATATAGATCCTGGGTTAGGGTTTGGAATACTTCCCTACGCAGAACTTCATAAAAAAGACAGCATTGATTGGTTTAATAAAAGCAAGCCTCTCTTTACTCATGTTAGAGGAGAGATACCTCCACACGTTAAACCAGAAGTAGACCTTGAGCGGTTTGAAGATTTCCCTGTAGTATTTGCAGGGGATCTACACGCACATAGCAATACTCAAAGAAATATTGTATATCCAGGAAGTCCAATGACAACTTCGTTTCATAGAAATGAGGTCAAAACAGGCTACCTTCTAATTAATCCACAGAACTGGTCGTGGATGTGGGATGCATTTGAACTGCCCCAACTTATACGGAAAACCGTATCAAGTACAGATGAAATGATTCCTACAGACTATCACCATACAATCTATGAGATAGAGGGAGATATACAAGAGCTAGCAAACATTAAGAACAGTGATCTTCTTGACAAGAAAGTTGTAAAACGAAGTAGTGAAGCTACACTTGTCATGAGTAAAGAAATGACTATTCAAGAAGAGTTAGTAGAGTATTTAACCTATATTCTAGAAATACCAGAACCTAGAATACCGCAGATAGTAGGGATATTTAATGATTACGCTACAAAAATTGAGATGGAGTAATTGTTTTAGCTATGGCGCAGACAATGAGTTGGATCTTAGTAGTAATACTGTAACTCAAGTTCTTGGTACTAACGGTATGGGCAAATCGTCCATACCGTTAATTATTGAAGAAGCGTTGTACAACAAAAACTCAAAAGGTATTAAAAAAGCAGATATACCAAATCGTTATGTAAATGCTGGTTATAATATTAAATTAGAATTTACAAAAGACGACAACAGATATGAAGTTATTATTGATAGAAAGTCTAGTATTAAACTAAAGTTATTAGAGAATGGAGAAGATATAAGTTCGCATACTGCAACTAATACTTATAAGACTCTACAAGATATTCTTGGAATTGATTTTAAAACTTTCTCTCAGTTAGTTTATCAGAATACAAATAGTAGTTTACAGTTTTTAACTGCAACGGATACAAATAGAAAAAAGTTTCTAATAGATCTGTTACACTTAGAACATTATATATCGCTGTTTGAGTTGTTTAAGGAGGAATCTAGAAGGACTTCGCTCACTCTTAGCAACATAGAATCAAAGACCGCAACCATAGAAAAATGGTTGGCAGATAACAAATTGAGCGATACAAACATACTTCCTCTGTCTGAAATTTCAATTGAGACGATAGATGACGAACAAGAGCTCACTGCTCTTATGATTGAAATTGGAAATATTTCTGAGAAAAATAAAAAGATTTCTCAGAATAATACTTATAAAAGTATGTTAAGTAAGATAGATATTGATTCTGCTAGAAACTGTAATGTAGAAGGCGTAGAATCGTATGATGATCTTCAAGCCGAGGGAGGAAGTCTCTCACAATCGGTAGCGGGGTCAAAACGACTTTTAGACAAACTTAGCAAGTTAGGAGACAAGTGCCCTACTTGTGAACAAGATGTAGACAATGATTTTATTGAGTCTCTAATCTCTAAGGAGACTACAAAAATTATGTCTGCAAAGGAAAGACAAGATGCAATTGAAGCAAGAATATCAGAAATTAAACGAAACAATGCAAGATTTCGAGATTCTCAAAAAACTCAAAAAGATTGGGAAGAGTTGTATAGAAGTATTGACCAGTCTCTACCAGCGGTGCCTTTGGATAAAGAGGAGCTTAGTAGCAGGGCTGACGGAATTTCGGAGAGAATATCGGATGCAAAAACAAGGCTTATACAGCTTACACGAGAAAATGAACAGATCACTAAACGAAACACGAGGATCCAAGTAATACTCGAGCAAACAGCAGAGTTTACCTCTCAGTTAGAGGAGCATCAAGAAGTTCTCGAAAAAGAAAGAGAAATTTCTAGTAATTTAGAAGTATTAAAGAAAGCTTTTAGTACTAACGGTCTGTTAGCTTACAAGATAGAAAATTTAGTAAAAGAGCTTGAAGAGCTTACAAATCACTATCTTGCGGAACTTTCAGACGGTCGTTTTACACTAGAGTTTGTAGTATCAAACGATAAGTTAAACGTACAAGTAACAGATAATGGTAACATAGTGGATATTCTAGCTCTTTCTTCGGGGGAGTTAGCAAGAGTAAATACTGCTACACTTATCGCCATTCGTAAATTGATGAGTAGTATATCTAAGTCTAGAATTAACATTCTATTTTTAGATGAGGTTATCAATGTATTAGACGAAACAGGGCGAGAAAAGTTAGTAGAAGTGCTACTTGGAGAAGATCTTAATACTTATGTTGTTAGTCATGGATGGACGCACCCTCTACTAGAAAAAGTAGAAGTTGTAAAATCAGGAAACATCAGTAAATTGGAGCACTAAATGGTGAAAGCAAAAAATATTATAGCAGAGGGCATGGCCTCATACCTTCTAGGAAAGATACAGTATCACAAAGCAAATGTACGTGTGTACTTAGAGCACCCTGCAGGTATTGGAGAACACCCCGACATTATGGCAGCAATTGAAGAAGAAATAGCGAAGGCAGCAGAGTTTAAAGAAAAACTTGAAATGCTTGAGGAGATTTGTAGAGAGCATGGTTGATAGTAGAGCTAAGGGCGCTAGAGGCGAATACTTAGTTCGAGATATGCTCAGAGATGCTACCGATCTTCAGTTTGAGAGAGTGCCTGCTTCAGGCGCTCTCGAATACTTAAAAGGAGACTTGTATGTTCCTCACGCAAAGAATCGCTTCTGTATAGAAGTAAAAAACTATGAAAGTTCTCCTTTATCGGATAAAATTTTTACGGCAAAAAAGACAAATAACTTAATACGTTGGTGGGTAAAGCTGCTACAGCAAGCTGCAGGCGGTAACCAGGAGCCTCTATTGTTTTTCAAATATAATCGGTCCCCCGTATTTGTAGTTACAAACCTATTGCCAGAAAACACAAATGAATGGTTGCGTATAGAGTGGTTAGACTGTTATGTCTTACTAGCTGAAACGTGGCTTAAAAAAGAACCAACGAGGTTTGTAGATGGCCTTTAATTTAACAGATAAAATGGTAAATGAAAATGCAAATGCTACGTTAGTAGTAGATGCACTAAATCTGGCGTTTCGTTGGAAACACCAAGGCCGTACAGATTTTCGTTATGACTATCAAAACACGGTTAAGAGTTTAGCGAAGTCGTATGATTGTGGTAATATTATTATCACAGCAGATTGGGGATCTTCTTCTTATAGAAAAGAAATATCTCCCGACTATAAACAAAATCGAAAAGATAAGTTTGCAGAACAAACAGAGGCAGAGAGACTTGCTTTTGAAGAGTTCTTTGAAGAATTTGAAGCAAGCCTTGAAGTGCTTGCAGAAGATTACCCTATACTTCGGTATAAGGGTGTAGAGGCTGATGACATCGCCGCGCACTTAGTTAAGCACAAAGAGAAGTACAATTTAGAGTACATATGGCTTATATCAAGTGATCGTGATTGGGATTTGCTAATACAAGAAAAAGTAGGTCGCTTCTCCTATGTAACAAGAAAAGAAGTAAGGTTGGATAACTGGAGAGAGCATTATGAAGTCACTCCTGATGAGTACATATCTATGAAATGTCTCACTGGAGATAAAGGTGATAATGTTCCAGGCATACCCGGCATTGGCCCGAAGAGAGCGGTACAGCTTATAAGAGATTACGGCGATGCAATGGATATTTATAACGCTACTCCACTTGAGAGTAGGTACAAATATATACAAGCATTGAATGAAAATGCAGAACAACTGCTCGTAAATTATGAGCTAATGGATCTAATGACGTATTGTGATGATGCGATTGGTCAAGACAATATTGCAAATATTGGAAGTGTGTTAGATGAATATAAAAATTGATTTTAAAAGAGACCGCTATCTCTCAGAATTTAGCATTAAAACCCTGCAAGACAGGTATTTAGTAAATGGAGAAACTTCTCCACAGCAGGCTTTTGCTAGGGCAGCAGGAGCTTTTGCAGACAATGAAGACCATGCTCAACGACTGTATGACTATGCTAGCAAACTATGGTTTATGTTTTCCACTCCTATCTTGTCAAATGGAGGAACTAAGCGTGGGTTGCCTATTTCTTGTTTTCTTAACTATGTGGATGATAGCAGAACTGGGATCACGGGCCACTATACCGAAAACGCATTTCTTTCTTCTGTCGGTGGTGGTGTTGGTGGCTATTGGGGGGATGTTCGCAGTGTAGGATCTAAAACTTCGGCGGGGTCGGAGTCAACTGGCGTAATTCCTTTTGTAAAAGTAGTTGATGCAGAAATGCTTGCTTTTTCACAGGGTGTAACTCGCCGAGGAAGCTATGCTGCATACTTGCCTATGAACCATCCAGAAATTGAGGAGTTTTTAGATGTTCGTAAACCTACTGGGGGTGATATTAATAGGAAGTCTACTAATCTTCACCACGGCGTTATTATTTCAGATGATTTTATGGAGCTTATCGAAAATGCCACTAAGTATGAAGGATTTGATGATAGTTGGGATCTTGTTGATCCTCATTCACATAGGGTCATAAAGACTGTATCTGCTAAAACTCTTTGGGTAAAGTTGATTCAGAATCGTGTTGAAACTGGCGAGCCTTACATTATGTTCGGTGATACAGTACAGGAAGCACTACCCGACTGTCAGAAGAATCTAGGACTAGAAGTACATCAGTCAAACTTATGTAGTGAGATTACACTACCTACAAATGAAGAACGTACCGCAGTATGTTGTCTTTCAAGTGTAAATTTAGAGGAGTATGACGAGTGGAGTAATGACCCACAGTTTATTCCTGATCTAGTACGAATGTTAGACAACGTAATTACTTATTTTATTGCTCACGCTCCGAACGAGCTCGAGAAAGCACGTTTTAGTGCAGAAAGGGAGAGATCAATTGGCTTGGGTGCGATGGGCTTTCACGCCTACTTACAACGTCACAACATTCCGTTTGAATCGGCGATGGCAAAAGGACGTAACATGGCTATTTTCTGGCATATTAAGTCTGCAGCAGAAACTGCGTCGAGGAATATTGCGATTGAAAGAGGAGAAGCTCCTGACGCGAATGGCACAGGTATGCGTAACTGTCATTTGTTGGCTGTTGCTCCAAACGCTTCATCTAGTATTATCTGTGGTAACACTAGCCCTAGTATTGAGCCTTACCGCGCTAACGCATACACACAAAAAACTAAAAGTGGTACCTCTCTACAGAAAAACGAATATCTTGAAGATTTGCTCCGAGATCTAGGAATGGATACGGACGAAGTATGGAAAGATATTGTTACAAATGGTGGATCAGTACAACATCTAGACTTTTTAGATGACTGGACAAAAGATGTATTTAAGACCGCTGTAGAAATAGATCAACGATGGGTTATTGATATGGCCGCAGACAGACAGAAGCATATTTGTCAAAGTCAGTCTTTAAACGTTTTCTTCCCAGCAGACGTATCAAAACAAGAGCTTCATGCTATTCATATAATGGCGTGGAAGAAAAAAGTAAAAACTCTATATTATCTGAGAAGCGAAGCATATAAGCGAGCAGAGAAAGTATCAGATGAGGTATTACGTCAACGAATTTTTGAATCTATTGACGAGAACGCTTGCGTAGCGTGTGAGGGATAAATATGAATTTACTTACAGAAAGAGAATATTATAAACCGTTCAACTACCCTTGGGCATTTGAACACTATAAAACACAGCAACATATGCACTGGTTACCTGATGAAGTAAACCTTGCAGATGATTTGCGTGATTATCGGGAGAAACTGACAGACGGAAACAAATTATTGCTTACGCAAATATTTCGTTTCTTTACTCAGGCAGACGTAGACGTATGTTGCGGCTACGCAAAGCACTATTTGCCAACATTTAAGCAACCTGAAGTACGTATGATGCTTTCAGCCTTTGCTGCAATGGAGGCGGTGCACCAAGAAGCATACTCGTTACTTCTCGAAACTCTCGGGTTTGGGGATGATGAGTATCAAAAGTTCATGGATCACAAAGCAATGATGGATAAGCACGAACATCTATCTACGTTTGGCATGGACACTAAGATGAATATTGCAAAAACAATGGCAATCTACTCTGGATTTACAGAAGGAGTACAGTTGTTTAGTAGTTTTGCGATATTGTTAAACTTTCCTCGTCACAACTTGATGAAAGGTATGGGACAAATCGTTACGTGGTCTATTCGGGATGAAACTCTCCACGTAGAAGGTATGTCTCAGCTATTCCGAACTTTCATTGCGGAGAATCCTGAGTTGTGGAATGACGAGTTAAAGTATGAAATCTATTGCGCTGCAGAGCGTACTGTAGATCTCGAAGATGCTTTTATTGATCTGTGTTTTGAAGGTGCTGATGTACCTGATCTGACACCAGAAGAGATAAAAGAGTATATTCGATATATTGCTGACCGCAGGCTACTCGGTCTAGGAATGAAGAAAATTTTCGGTAGCGAAAAGAACCCACTGCCTTGGCTAGAATATATGCTGAATGCAGTGGAACACACTAACTTTTTTGAAAACCGTGCCACCGAGTACGCTCGAGCTAGTACTACGGGTAACTGGCAGGACATTTTTAAGTAAGGAACTTACTATGACAACTGAAGTACAAGAAAAGCCAACTCTAGTTTTAGATGGCGAAAACCACGTAATTGACGATCTTTCTGACAAAGCCAAGTATTTGGTCGGTCAGTTGCAGGATCTTCAGCAACAAGCTACTGCAAACTCTGCTCGCGGAGATCAAATTGAAGTAGCGCGACAAGGGTTTACAACTCTTCTGAAAGAAGAAATTGCAAATCCAGCACCTGTAGAAGGCGCTTCGGAAGGAGAGCTAGTACAGTAAAACGAAAAGGGGCCTTGAGCCCCTTTTTTATTTATGACCAAACTGCGCCACAAATGTCTTTTACAAGCTGATCTTCTGCACTTACTGAAGTCGCTGCAGAAGTAGTAGTAGTTTCTCCTTCAGAGTCTGTAGTAGTTGTGAGAGTAAACTTGCTCAAGTGTTTTGTACGAGTCGCTGTTACTGGAAGATCCGCATCGTCGCTATCATCAAGTACATCTTCATAGACTACCATAATAGTAGGCCATGCTGCGCTGACTGTGGCTTCTGCTGATGCATCAGCTTTTGGGTACACTTCACATCGTTGTACTTTAGTAGTTTTTGTAATTGCCATTTTTATCTCCTTTATTCTTGCATAATAGTATGCTTATTTTTAACTTGAAGCGTCTATACGAGCCTGCTGCCTTGCTGCTAATATATCCGCAGGAATGTCTATTCCGGCCTCCGCCTTTCTTGAAACATACCAATCTGTATCTGCTAAATATTTTTTGCCTTTTATTCTTAGCTCCTCTCGACTCCAAGTAACTGTTAAGTCTTCAAAAGTTAAATTTGGCCATTGAGCAATCATTCTAGGCGTATCACTGCCGTCTTCAGGATCAAATATTAAGTGTCTTTCTATAAAAGTACGTAAGATCTCTTCATTAGTACTTGTAGTATCAAATTCGTTTGTTTCAAATCCATTATATTCTACTTTCATTTTTTTACCCCTGCCCTATTTGCTGTGTCGCATCATGAATATTAATTGTTTTTCCGTCATTTCTTACTATTGTTGTAAGACCTGGGACAGCAATCCATACTGTAGCTGCCGTACCTGGAGTAAATCCAAAACCATTAAAATAGTTTTGTGATGATTGGTTATATGTAGCACCAAGATAGCTTTGTGAGGCATGGTTTATATAGGTCCATTGTTGTAGGTTTGAAAATTTATGTCTTCCTGAGGAGTCGTCAAAATTATGAGTAGTAGTGCCCACATACCCATTATAGCCCGCAAAGTAACCCGAAGAAAACTCTCCTGATTCTATATAATAGAAGAATGATTGTCTCAAGTATACTACACCAGCGCTAAAAAAGTTTTTCCAAATTTTTGCTCTTACAGCAACCGTAGCATTAGATCCACCGCTTCCATCATATACCATTTTCATAATTGCACCTTCACCGTTCTCCCAGCCTCCTTGAAGACTAGAGTTTTGAGTGCTACTAAAGTTTGTTGCACCAGGAAAAGTAGTATATACTCCTCCCCAGTAGGGACTTGACGGTGTCGCATTATTAATAGTAGTTGTGTGGTTTGTTCCATTATAGCCTTGAGAAGGCACATATACGGTACTAAATCCTTTATTATATGGATGTTCTGATGTTATTGTTACACCAGAACCTTGAGTAAACCACTTGTCAGGAGTATTACCATAACCACTAGCATTATTAGTTAATTTACTATTCCAATATATATTTTCATGCGTGTTTGTCCACTTACTGCCAATAACCTCGCCTTGAGATGCAGTATTAATGGTACCTACGTTTTTGAGATTACGAGCGGCATCTATGACTTGTGTACTATTCATATACAAACCATTTGCTGCAAGAATGTCTATAGAATCTGGTCTTGTACCATTATTGCTACCGTGCATACGCAACATATCATCTGAACCATTTACAGTAAATCTATGCCCTTCATTGTAGTGAGCATTATAATGCATGTAGTAAGCAGTTTTCTTAATATAGGCTTGAGCATCTGCATTATCATTAAGTGAAAACAGTAAACCTTGCGTATTTGTTCCACCACTACCGCTTTTAATATGAATGTCCCCACTGGCGATAGTGCCTATATTCGTAAGGTTGCGGCTAGAGTCAATTACTACTGCGCCACCAACTGACAACGATCCACTAAACACACCATTGCCAGTCATGTTGAACTGCGTACCGCTCATGAATGCACGAGCAGCACCCCCAACAGCAAATCCGATATTATCTGCAGCAGGTCTATAAAATCCTGTGTTTGTGTCGGCGGAAAAAGTCATATAAGGCGCAGATGCAGAGCCATCACTCACTAACAGCCGTTTATTTACATCAATTACTGTTACACCGCCAACTTGATACGACGCGGTGGCATTAAAATTATTAGCTTGAACTGCACCTGCCCCGTCTCCTGACGCAAGTAATAGGTTTCCTCCCGCCGCATATTGCATCCAAGAGCGGACGCCGCTCTGATCAAAACCAAGACGGTATCCGCTTGGAATATTTGCTCCACCTACTCCAGATTGATTTACGTTTGATGATGTATTAAAGTATGTTGATCCGATTGTACCTATATTGTATATGTTGCGGCTAGTAGTAATAATTTCAGTGCCAGATAAACGCAGAGATGGAACATCAACGCCTTCTGATAGGTTCTGGAAATATGCTCTCGAAGCACTTGTGTAAAACTTTCGTGATGCTCCAACAACCCAACCCAATGAATCCGAACCGACTCTATAAAGTCCTGTGTTATGGTCGTTTCTAAAAGTTAGGGCGGGAGCGGCAATGGTTCCATCTTGAGTGAAAGTGCGACCATTGACAGTTAGGTCTCCATCGTTACCGCCCGTAGCCGATGTATGTGTCCCGAAGTAGCAGGTGTGTTCATGACTTGACCCTGTAAAACTGTGAGACGTTGTAAAAGTAATAAGCTCATTATTAAGCGGAAATACTTCACAATCTAAACTTACAGAGGTTCCGGAATTTGTTTTTGCTTGTACTGCAAAATCTTCGTTGTTATTCGAGATAACTTTTAGAGTAACAGTTGTATAAAAACCACTACTTGATGTAATGAGTATGTCTTGATAATGCCCTACAACTATATCTGCTGTTACATTGACTACAACACTGCCTGTAGTTCCTCCTAGAGTCATTTTAATTGTTGATGCTAATCCACCACCATCAACAGTAAATAATGTTGTGTAACCTGAATTGCTTATACCTGTTACAGTATCTCTATAAACAGGCGCTGCGTATTTCTTTGTATTGCCATTGAGCTTGACATCGCCA